ATCATATTGCAGATGACTTTTTTAGTTCAGTATATCCTACAATATCATCTGGTAAGTCAACAAAAATTATAATCGTATCTACTCCTAAAGGTATGAATCATTTCTACCGTATGTGGCATGATGCGGAAAGAGGTAAGAATGAGTATGTACCAACTGAGGTACACTGGTCTGAAGTTCCGGGTAGAGATGCAAAATGGAAAGCACAAACTATTGCGAACACATCAGAACAACAGTTCAAGGTTGAGTTTGAGTGTGAGTTCTTAGGATCTGTTGATACGTTGATCGCTCCGTCAAAACTCAAAGCGATGGCATATAATGATCCGGTGACCACCAATGGTCATCTCATGGTATATGAAACACCTGTCAAAGGGAGAGATTATATTATCACAGTGGATGTGGCAAGAGGAATATCAAAAGATTACAGTGCCTTTGTGGTGTTTGATATTACAGAGTTTCCGTACAAGGTTGTAGCAACGTATAGGGATAATGAGATAAAACCAATGCTATTCCCCTCTGTAATCATGGATGTGGCATTAGGATATAATGAGGCGTTTTGTTTGTGTGAAGTAAATGACATCGGTGATCAAGTGGCAAGTATATTACAGTATGACTTAGAGTATGAGAATGTATTGATGTGTGCTATGCGAGGAAGATCAGGTCAGATAGTTGGCACAGGATTCAGTGGTAAGAAGACTCAACTAGGTGTGAAGATGAGTGTGACTGTAAAGAAGGTAGGATGTAGTAACCTGAAAACTTTGATAGAAGAAGATAAACTATTAATATTAGATTACAATATAATTTCAGAATTAACCACGTTTGTTCAAAAGAGACAATCCTTTGAAGCGGAGGAGGGTTGTAATGATGACCTTGCCATGTGTCTTGTAATCTTTGCGTGGTTAGTAGCACAAGAATATTTCAAGGAGATGACTGATAATGATGTACGAAAGAGAATATACGAAGAACAGAAGAATCAAATAGAACAGGACATGGCACCATTTGGATTTATGAGCAATGGATTGAATGATGAGGAGAATGAAATAGTTGATTCATCTGGTGATGTGTGGAAGGTTGATGAGTATGGAGATCGCTCCTATATGTGGGACTACAAATGATTGAACCAAAATGTTTGAACGGTAAACAGTGCACATTCTTCTCTGCTGAAGATTATATTCTCCCATGCTGTTGGTGTGCTATGCTTGTAGCAAATCCAGATATACCTAGTCCTGAAATAGATGTTCTTTTGGTAAAAAAAGTTTCTGAAGTAAATCGTATCGAAGAGATAACTGAGTCTGTAGAGTGGAAACAGTTTTATAAAAATTTATTTACTAATCCACCAAATCTTTGTAAAGACTATTGCTCTAAAACTTACGAACATAAGTCCCGTGAATCATATCAATATTGAGACTACAACAAGATGTACATTAAAATGTCCTGCTTGTGTAAGGCAACATTACTATGCAAAAAATAAAAGACCTATTATTGGCACAGATATATCACTAAAGAGTTTAGACGTACTCACCAATTACTTCGATAGTGTAGGATTTTGTGGTAATTTTTCTGATCCTACAACACATCCTGATTTATACTCACTCTTGAAAATATGTGTCAATAAATCTAAACGTGTAAATGTATCAGTGGCATCAACCTTTAGATCAAAAGGTTGGTTTAGAAGACATTTTTTACTTACTAAAAATGCTAATGTGACATGGGAATTTGCTATAGATGGATTACCTAAAGATAGTCACAAATACAGGATAAATCAAGATGGTCAGAAATTATTTGAGATAATGACAATAGGAAAAAGAATGGGATGTAAAGTAATATGGAAATATATTTTATTCAACTATAATGAAGATAGTTTAGAAGAGGCACATAGGTTAGCGAAGTCAATTAATGTTCCTCTTGCTGTAATCAAATCTGTAAGATGGGAAGACGATATGATTAAATATAAACCTACAAAGGAAGAAAACTATAATAGTAGACCTTTCGATAGACATAAGTATTCATGATATGGAATTTGAAGATACATTCTCATTAGATCATTTAGTATTCACGGAAAGAAAGTGTAGGACATGTGGTATCACTAAAGATTTGCTAAGTGATTTTTATAGGACACGAAGTAATAGAACTACACCATCAGCGTATTCGTATGAGTGTAAGGAGTGTACAAAAATAAGAGTAAAGAAAAAAAGAAAGAAAGAAAAACTAGAATTGTATCCTGATTGGTAGGGTTCATGCACTGTTTCCCCTCTGTAAGCGTGTTTTTTTCTAAATATTAATAGTCAAACAGTAGGGAATCACAGGTATTTTACATGGCACTCAGACTATCATCTCCGGGTATCAGTGTAAGAGAGGTTGACCTTACCAGAGGTGCCGTTGATGCAAGCATTAACGTCGCTGCCGGTATTGCCGGACCATTCAAAAAAGGACCCGTAAACGAAGTTTGCAGGATCAATAATGAAAAAGAACTTATCGATAAGTTCGGAGGTCCCGGTGTAGGTCTAACTGACTATCACTATGAAACTTGGTATGCTGCATCTAATTTCTTATCCTATGGAGGACAACTAGATGTTGTTCGTGCCGGTGGAGGGAATGAAGTAGGCAAACAAATGGTTAATGCCAACGCAGGAGTTGGAATAGCATCAACCACAACATTGGTCATCGATAATTACGATGATTATAATAACAACGAAATAAATGCAACCAATTTCTATTGGGCAGCAAAGAACCCCGGATCATGGGGAGAAAACCTAAAGGTATGCATTATTGATAATGCAGCAGATCAAAGAATCTCAGGTGTTAGCACAACAATAGTTGGGGTAGGAACAACTGTATTCGCTTCTAAGAATATACAGGTAGGTTATGCTGTAACTCAGGCACTGAGTGGTGTAAACATAGGTATTGGAACAACCGGAACACCGGGTGTCAATGACTTCCTGAAAGGTATCATTACTGGTATTGGTAAAAGTTTCATTGATGTCAAGGTTGTATCTACAGTTATTGCCGGTGTAGAAACTACTACATCTTATCAGCAAAACTCTCAACTAGAGTTCAAAGCAGGGGCAGATGGACTGCATAATACAATCGGTATATCATCAGCAGTCATAGGTGATGTCGGTAAACTTACCGGAGGTACAACATTCTCTGATTGGTATAATCAACAGAACATTACCACAGGTAGAGGAGACGGAGGAACAGATGCAGTCACACTCAAGTGGAGATCAGTTCTACCAAAACCACAAACAAACGCATATGTCACCAGTAGAAACGGAGACAATGATGCACTTAACATCGTGGTTATTGATACTGATGGTACTGTTACAGGAACAACAGGAGCACTACTAGAAAAATTTGGTAATTTATCTAAAGCACAGGATGCAGATGGGTCTCCTAATAAGGACATCTACTACAAAACTGTGATAGCAGATGAATCTGAATATGTGTATGCAGGATTATCACCTGTGAATGCATCTGATTCTTTCCATAATACACAACCAATACCAAGTGGATTCAGTAGCGGAGTCGTCCCTCAAGCAACATCAATTGGTTCATGGGGTCAAGACGGTAAGAACATAAAGTTTAATCTCTTAGGTAATAAGAGTTACACTCTTGTGGGTGGTAAAGACTATCAAGGTCACATAGGTGTCTTCGACGCTGATCTAGGAGATGTCTTGACTGCATACGATAAGTTAGCAGATAAAGTAAACTCTGATATCAGATTCTTATTGCAAGGTGGAGCATCAGGTTCTATATCAGAAGAACAAGCGAAAGCACAAAAACTTATATCGATATGTGAAGTAAGAAAAGATTGTGTAGCGTTTATCTCACCTAACCGTGACTCAGTTGTAAACGTGACTCAAGCGAGCACTCAACTAAGAAACGTGCTTGAATTTTTCTCACCTCTAGCATCATCTTCATACGCAGTATTTGATAGTGGATATCAATACTTCTATGATAGATTCAACAAGAAGTTCAATTATATGCCACTTTCAAGTGACATCGCAGGACTTTGCGTTAGAACAGATGTCAATCAGTTCCCATGGTTCTCACCCGCAGGAACATCCAGAGGTTCTCTAGCACATGCAGTCAAACTAGCATACAATCCCGGACAGGAAGATAGAGATCAGTTGTATTCAAATAGAATCAACCCAGTAATATCACTACCCGGATCAGGAATCACGCTATTCGGTGATAAGACAGCATTAGCATTCAGCAGTGCTTTCGATAGAATCAACGTAAGAAGATTATTCATCACTGTAGAGAAGGCAATCGAAGAAGCAGCAAACGCTCAACTCTTTGAACTCAACGACGCAGGCACAAGATCAAACTTTGTGAACATCGTTGAACCATTCTTGAGAGATGTACAATCCAAGCGAGGAGTCACTGATTTCTTACTTGTGTGTGATGAAACAAACAACACACCAGATGTCATAGATAGAAACGAATTTGTGGCAGACATATTCTTGAAGCCAACTAGGTCGATCAACTTCATTGGACTAACATTCGTCGCAACTAGAACTGGAGTTTCCTTCAGTGAAGTTGTAGGCACAGTTTAGGAGGTATAAACAATGGATAAGAACATTTTTTCAGTACCTAACAATACTAGAACAATTGATGATTTCAAGGCAAGATTGATTCAAGGTGGTGCCCGTCCCAATCTCTTTGAGGTTGAGATGGCATTTCCAACTGAAGATATCTTTCCTGAGATAGGTGATACATCATTCAGAATGATGATAAAGGGAGCACAACTTCCCGCATCTAACATCGCAGAAGTCATTGTTCCATTCAGAGGTAGACAACTCAAGGTTGCAGGAGATAGAAGATTTGATCCATGGACAATCACAGTCATCAATGACGGTGATTTCAAACTTCGCGAAGCGTTCGAGAGGTGGGCAAACTTTATCACTAAAGTATCTGATGGATCTGGTACAATCAATCCAAATGACTATCAGGTGAACTGGACAGTAAACCAACTCGGAAGAGCGAAGTTTACAGAAGGTCGTGCTGTTGATAGTGATTCACAACTTCCTGTATTGAGAAGATATTATATGCAAGGTTGCTGGCCAAGTCAGGTGTCACCAATCGAACTTAACTATGATACAGAGGGTATCGAGGAGTTCCAAGTTGTGCTTCAAGTACAGTACTGGGAAGCGTATAAAGGTGCTGATGGACAAGGTGGTCCATCTGTGGTATAATAAATAGGATTACTATAAGACTAAGTTAATAATGGCAAAACTTTTTGGATTCTCAATAGACGATGAAGAAAAGAAGTCGAAAGGCGTAATCAGTCCCGTTCCTCCCAACAATGAGGACGGTGCTGATTATTTTCTTAGTTCCGGATTTTACGGTCAGTATGTAGATATTGAAGGTGTATTCAGAACTGAATTCGACATCATCAGAAAGTATCGTAATATGGCATTACACCCAGAGTGTGATACCGCAGTAGAGCATGTTGTAAATGAAGCGATAGTTGCCGATCTAAATGATAGTCCAGTTGAGATAGATTTAGATAATCTAAATGCTAGTGCAGGATTGAAAAAAGTAGTAAGAGAAGAGTTCAAGTATATCAAAGATCTTATAGGATTTGATAAGAAGGCACATGAGATATTCAGAAACTGGTATGTTGATGGTAGATTATATTATCATAAAGTTATAGATGTTCAAAAACCAGAATTAGGATTAGAGGAAGTACGATATATTGATCCGCTAAAGATCAAGTTAATGAGAATAAGACCAAAGGATAAGGCAGGCGGGAAAACATATGAGGTTAGACCATCAGGAACTGTAGGTGAGACTGTCACTGAAGATACAAAGGTGGTTGAGTTCTACACATACTATCCTCAAGGAACCGCACAAAAATATGGTAGTATAGCGGGTAAGGGTATAAAGATTGCAAAAGATGCTATAACATACTGCTCATCAGGTTTAGTAGATAGAAACAAACATATTGGATTATCATATCTTCATAAGTCAATCAAAGCACTCAATCAATTACGTATGATTGAGGATTCTCTTGTTATCTACAGAATATCAAGAGCACCAGAACGTA